GTGGTTAGAAAATAATATCGAGTCTTTGAAAGGCGATATATTGTTTTGGAATATAGGCGGTAATATATGAACGATATATTAGAAAGTGTAATAGATGTAGGTAGTGGATATTTTTTATCTATTCTAATAATGTTAATAGTATTTCCTTTATTTGATTTACATCCAACAATCTTTGAGAATCTTCAGATTGCGTTAATATTCATGGTCGTGTCAATGACTAGGTCAGCGCTATGGCGAAGATTTTTTAGAAAGAGAAGAATATGATAATAGAACGATTAGATAAAATGGGTAGTGATCTATCCGTAGTAAATGCGGCCAGAGTTTCGTATTCAAAAATTGCTGAGGAGATGACTGATAAGGATGAAAAACTTATTAAGTATCTAGTGGCACACGACCACTGGTCACCATTTGCTCATGCGTCAGCACAGTTTAGAATTAAAGCACCTATATATGTTGCAAGACAATTAGTAAAACATCAAGTAGGATTATCTTGGAATGAAGTCTCAAGAAGATATGTTTCAGACGAACCTGAAATACAAAAAGTACAAGAGTGGCGAGGACGACCTAAAGATTCTAAACAAGGTTCTGATGGCCTTATTGATCTACCACCTGAAGTGATTAGAAGATATGAAGAACACATGGATACTTCAACAAAAATATATAAAGAACTTATTTACTTTGATGTTGCACCCGAAATAGCAAGAAGTGTATTACCACAAAGTATGATGACTGAATGGATATGGTCAGGAACTTTATATGCATTTGCTCGTGTATGTAATCTAAGATGTAAACCTGATACACAAAAAGAAACAAGATTTATTGCTCAAGGTATAGATAGATTTATGCGAGACGATTTTCCTGTCAGTTGGAAATATCTATGTCCAGAAAAAGGAATTGAATCAATTAAAGGCATATGATAGTATCAGCACTTCCGCAAGAAATTATAGGTTTAGGTCAAGATGTTTTAATTACAGGAGTTGGTAAGATAAATGCTACTAGAGTTTTAGTAGATTATATTATCAAGAATGAACCTAAGTTTATTGTTAACTATGGCACGGCTGCTAAATGTTCTAGAAGAGTTGAAGTCGGTAAAATATATGAGATTAAAAAATTTATACAAAGAGATATGAACGCAACACAATTAGGATTTGAAACTTATCAGACACCTTTTGGTAAAGGTGCAATAGATACAGGTCTGGTTCTACCAAGTAATCTTGTTTGTGGTACAGGTGATAACTTTTGGGAAGGTGATAGTCAGTTTACTGCTGAATATGATGTTGCTGATATGGAGGCATATGCCTTGGCGTCTGTATGTGAAGAATATAAAATACCTTTTAAATGTTATAAGTACATTTCAGACGAAGGAAATGCAGATCAATGGATAGAGAATTGTAAGAAAGGAGTTGAACTATTTAAAGAATATGTTAAATGAAACACTATATAAACACTTAGAGAGACACGCCAACGAGGATAAACTACCTATCTTAGACAATCAGACATTCGATCAATATACTAACGAATTTGGGCGTGATGTCTTTCGCTGGACACTAGCAGAATATATTGCAAAAGTTAGACCTAAGTTTCCTTTGAAAAATATTAATGAAAATACCGTTAGATTTAAATTCAATGAACTACAAAAGGCGGACTTTAGTAAGTACTGTACACCGATTGAGCAAGTAGAAAAAACAATATTTGAAAAGTATGATGACTACGAATACTCATTTAAAGAATACGGTTTAGGATTGATTGATGGTCCTTCTACATTCAATGATGTGTCAAACTATTATCATCAAGACCTAAGACTTGCCTGTTCAAGTTATGGTTTCAGAGCGCCGATAGAAGTATGGAATAATGGTACTGCAAAAGATATCTGGCGATGTTTCGGTCCTATATGGCGAGGCATTAATAATGTTAAGAAAGTTGTAGTTGATGGTAAAGAAGAACTAAGAGGTGGTGTTCTATCAGACAAGAGTTATATATCCGCCTTTAGATTAGGCACATATATCGCAACGCAATTTAAACCTATCGTTGCCAAGACTGTTTACAATATGACTGAAGCGAAACGAGTATTAGATACAAGTTGTGGCTGGGGTGATAGACTTGCCGGTTTCTTTGCTTCAGACGCTGAAGAATATTATGGTTGTGATCCTAATCCTAATACATATGCAAGATATATGAAACAGATTGAAGCATATAATAGTTTACTATCTAAACCTAAGAAGGTAAAGATATGGAATTGTGGTGCTGAAGATTTACCTTATGATGAACTACCTGATATAGATACGGCATTCACAAGTCCTCCTTATTTTTCTACTGAAGAATATAATAAAGGTGGCGATAAAGAAGAGAATCAATCTTGGTTTAAGTTTAATGAGTATGAGAAATGGCGTGATGATTTCTATTTACCAGTTGCCGAGAAGAGTATGAAAGTATCTAGATTTATGTTCTGTAATATTATGGATCCAAAAATCAAAGGTAAACGCCATCGTTCCAGTGATGAACTAGTAAATCATCTTAAAGATAAATTCTTAGGTCAAATAGGTATGAGAATTATGCAACGACCTAAATCAGATAAACTATTTAAAGATGAAAAAGAAAAAGCAGAATTTATGAATAAAGTCTTTATAGAAAATGTATGGTGTTTCGGTGATAAAGACTATGACCTATTTCAACATTCAAGAAAAGGTACACTAGAAGAGTTTTTCGGATGAGAGTATACGGATTAGTACAGAGTCAAATAGGTTCAGGTCATTATGTAAGAATGAAACATATACAAAAAGGTCTTAAAGATAACGGTCATCATATGAACTTACAACATATAGAAGGTAAACTATCTCACGAAGAAATGCAAAGACGAATGGTGGGTCAAATGGAGATTATAACAGACTATTCTCCAGATGTGTTATTACTAGAGGGATTTCCTTTTATGAGATATGCCTGGTATGAAAAACATAACAGTATAAAAGAAGTTTTAAAACTTGCTAAAAGTATGGGTACTCAAGTGATAACTTCAGTTAGAGATATTGCAATACAACAAAATGATAAAAGATCAGCCTTCGCTGTTGAAATGTTAAATGAGTATGTGGATTTAGTTTTAGTACACGGGGACAAAAGTTTTATAGAACTAGAAGATACATTCCCCCATACAAATTTAATTGATGTACCTATACACTACACAGGATATGTTACCGATCTATACAAACCTAGTAGTAGACCATCAAGACATGGTGTTGTTGTATCTGGTGCAAGTGGAGCAGTTGGTGATTTAGTATTTGATGAGGCGATAAAGTTATGTAAAAGATCAACATATAAAGAACCTTGGACATTTATAATATCAGATAAACATCCAACAAAGAATGCTAAGAAGTTTATAGAATACTCTAAAGACAAAAAAAATAATATAAAAGTTGTATCAAATATTACCAGTAGACAGTTTAGAAAATTACTTACTAAAAGTAGATTATCAATTAGTCAATGTGGATATAATACATTCTTAGATAGTATTATAACAGAAACACCTACGACTTTTGTACCATACTGTGAAAGTAAATCATCAGATCAACCTATGAGGTCAGAACGATACGGTAATGGTAACATAAATATAGATGTAAATGGTGTTAAGAACACGGTAGAGATATTAGAAACCTTTGTGCATAATGAAGATATGAACGAGATGGCAAAATGTTGTTAAGATCAGATGATATAAATTGCGATAATAAAAATCTTAGAAAGTTTTTAAAAATAACTAAAGATGTGCCTGTGCTTTTGGCTGCAGAACCTCGTTGGCTTACTAAACCTGAAACTAAATCTGCTGTAGAACTCGTAAAACAATATAAAAATGCTACAATAGTTCAACACGGCTACGATCATACTAATAGAGCAAAAGACGGCGAAAAGAAATCTGAATTTCCGTCAAGTAGAGGTGCTGAAGATTATATACCTGATATTATAGAAGGTAAAAAAATATTAGAAGAACTATTTGGAGATCAATTTTACCCAGTCTTTGTACCACCATGGAATAGATTTGGGCATAACTATCATATATTATCTGAACTAGGATTTATTGGGTATGAAAACTCTAAAGGATTTTTAGATATGCAACCTGAAAGAGATTTTATAGATAAAAAGTACTTTTGGAACAAATTGCAAACTAATCGAAAAAGAGGATTGATGTTTCATCATAGTTGGTTAAATGATGAAGGATTTAAATTTATAGAAGAATTAATTGAAAGTGGAGTTATACAATGGAAGAGCATAAGAGAGTCCTCGTAATAGGCGGACACGGTTTTATAGGTTGTCATGTTGCAAACCTATTAAACAAACAAGGACATACAGTTGGTATAGTTGATAGTTATAGAGACTACAATCATTATTGGCAGCACAATGTTGGTGAGTATGCAAAAGTTAAACCTTTAAGAGTAGAACACGCCGGCAAAGCTGATGTATTTAACCATGATATTCTAGATGAACTAGGTTTAGAGAATACATTTGCGAAGTTTAGACCTGATGTTGTAATTCATCTTGCAAGTTGTCCTAATGCTAAAGTATTTCAATACAATGCGAGAGAAGAAACTGAAACTGCTGTACAAGGTACATTACGAGTTTTGGAAATGTGTGTTAAATATGGTGTGCATAGATTTGTGTTATCGTCATCTAGTATGGTTTACGGTGACTTTAAAGTTGATGAACCTGATGAAATACATAAGTGTTTTCCACAAACATTATACGGCACATTTAAACTTGCTAACGAGTTTATGGTTAAGTCTTTTACTAAAGACAATCCGCAATTAACTTATTCAATACTAAGACCTAGTGCTGTGTACGGTACTAATGATGTGACCATGAGAGTTATATCTCAAATGGCAAAAAGTGCATTACTCAACAATGAGATTACTATTACCGGTCCTACCAACCGTCTAGACTTTACCTGGGTTGAAGATTTGGCAAAGGCATTTGTTTTATGTGCTTTTAGCGAATCATCTACGAACCAAACATACAACGCTTCTAGAGGCCGTGGTAGAACTATATTAGAGGCAGGTGAATTGGTGAAACACCACTTAGGTATAGATTGTAAGATACACACTAAGAGTGCTGATCCTTTCTATCCAAAGAGAGACACATTAAACAGTAGAAAATTAAAACAACAAACAGGTTGGAATCCACAAGTTGACATAGAAGAAGGAATAAAGCGATATATTAAGTATTATTCGCTTGCAAATTCTTTATAAATATGTTATAATAGTATATTATTCGGGAGTGATTTAAAATGACAGATTTTTTCAAACAAATTATTAAAGAGACTGGTAATGAATATGCCAGTATAGTATCTGAAGGCGTTGAGGCAGGTGATGTTTCTAACTTCATAGATACTGGTAGTTATATATTCAATGGTTTATTATCAGGTACCATTCACGGTGGTCTACCTGCTAACAAGATTACAGCTCTTGCTGGTGAAAGTGCAACAGGTAAAACATTCTTTGTATTGGGTGTAGTTGATAACTTTCTAAAACAAAATCCAGACGCTGGTGTTATTTACTTTGAAAGTGAATCTGCATTGACAAAAGATATGATTGAAGATAGAGGTATTGATTCTTCTCGTATGATTATTATGCCCGTAACCACAGTACAAGAATTCAGACATCAAGCAATTAGAGTAGTAGACAAATACATTGAGCAAGATAAGGCAGATAGAAAACCTATATTGCTCGTCTTAGATAGTCTAGGTATGTTATCAACCACAAAAGAGATGGAAGATACCGAGGCAGGAAAAGAAACAAGAGATATGACAAGATCACAAATTGTTAAGGCAGCATTTAGAGTCTTAACATTGAAACTTGGCAAGGCACAAGTGCCACTTATTATTACCAATCACACCTACGATGTCATTGGTTCTATGTTCCCAACTAAAGAAATGGGCGGAGGATCTGGTCTCAAATATGCGGCTAGTTCCATCGTCTATCTTTCTAAAAGAAAAGAAAAAGACGGGACTGAAATTATAGGTAATATAATTCATTGTAAAAACCACAAGTCAAGATTAACTAAAGAGAATAAGATGGTTGATGTTAGACTTACATACGATAAAGGTTTAGATAAACATTATGGTTTATTAGAACTAGCATTAAAGTATGGTATATTTAAACAAGTTTCTACACGAATAGAATTACCAGATGGTTCAAAGACTTTCGGAAAAACCATCAACAATGATCCAGAGAAGTATTATACTCCAGAAATTTTAAAACAATTAGATGAGGCGTCAGCCAAAGAATTTAAATATGGTATCGAAGAGCAAGAAACAGACCCTGCCTAAACACGAAGTTGATTATGTCTTTGTTGAGAAAAAAGATCAAGACATGGCGTCAATCAAACTTATTAGTGGACCGTATGCAGATATAGTGTATCACTATGGGAATGTTCAATTTGCAAAAGAAGAGAATGAGGATGGCAATCTACCTATGAAATTTGATTACACAATAGATCAAAATTTTGTGGATGCTAATACTGATAGCCAAGAATTCATCAATCATATTGGAGATATATTAATACAAGTAATGGATCAGGAGTTGAATGGAAGAAAGAATTGAAAGAACTAGTTTAAAACACCTCATACACACCGAAGCATACGCTAGAAAAGTTTTACCTTTTCTTAAAGAGGATTATTTTACAGACAGATTAGAGAAGTTAATCTTTAGAGAGATTAGTCTTTTCTATGATAAGTATAATACTGCCCCAACAAATGAAACACTTGCAATCGAATTAAACGCAAGAAAAGATATCAACGATAGTGAGTTTCAAAGTATCACAAGTACAATCGCCACATTTCAAAAAGAAGAAATCAATCTAGAATGGCTGACACAAACAACAGAAAAGTTTTGTAAAGACCGTGCCATACATAATGCCATCATGGATGGTATTCATATTCTAGACGGCAAAGATAAAACACATAGTCCAGAATATTTACCAGAATTATTATCTAACGCATTATCTGTATCATTCGATCAAAAGATTGGGCATGACTTCATAGAAGAATCATCTGCTCGATATGATTTCTACCATAGAAAAGAAGAACGAGTCGAATTTGATTTAGACTTTATGAATCGTATTACTCGTGGTGGTGTGCCGACTAAAACTCTAAACATTATTCTTGCAGGTACTGGTGTCGGTAAAACTTTGTTTATGTGTCATCTTGCTGCCGCAAACTTACTACAAGGTAAGAATGTATTGTACATTACTTTAGAAATGGCTGAAGAAAGAATTGCTGAAAGAATAGACGCCAATCTTTTGAATGTTGCTATGAGTGATCTACCTGAACTACCAAAAATGATGTATCAAGATAAGATTAAACACCTAGAAGAAAAGACTACCGGTAAATTAATCGTCAAAGAATTTCCTACTGCTTCTGCTCATGCTGGTCATATGAAGATACTATTAAACGAACTTACTATGAAGAAAGATTTTAAACCAGATGTTATCTATATTGACTATCTAAACCTTGCGGTATCGTCTCGGTTGAAGGCAGGAACGCAAGCAAACTCCTACACCATAGTCAAGTCTATCGCCGAAGAACTAAGGGGTCTAGCAGTCGAATTTGACCTTCCTATCTTCTCAGCAACACAAACTACAAGAACAGGTTTTGGGTCTACTGATATCGGTCTTGAAGATACTTCCGAGAGTTTCGG